CTGATCTTGTTGTTCATCCTGTGAGGGGTGATTTTTCTGCTATCACTAATGAGGAAGCAGTAAAGAGATCTATTAAGAATCTACTTCTTACTAGCCCATATGAGCGTTTTTTTAATGCAAATATTGGTGCTGGTTTAGAAGCATATTTGTTTGAGAATATTGGTAGAGATACTGAATATATCATATCTGAAAAGATTAAAGAAGTTATCAGAAACTATGAGCCAAGAGCTAATCTCTTTAGTGTCAATGTGGCGGCACGACCAGACGATAACTCATACTCTGCTACAATTGTTTTTTCAATTGATCTAGAAACACAACCAACAACATTACAATTAGTTCTTAGAAGAGTACGATAATGGCCAATACAGGATTTTTAGATGTTTCTGAACTTAGTTTTGATGGCATCAAAAGCAATTTAAAAACTTTCCTTCAAGCAAAATCTGAATTTACTGATTATAACTTTGAGGGTTCTAATCTAAGTGCATTGTTAGATGTTTTATCATATAACACATATATGAACAACTACTACTTAAATATGATAGGCAGCGAGATGTTTTTAGATTCTTCTGAATTAAAAGAATCTGCCGTATCACACGCCAAAGAATTAAACTACCTTCCTAGATCAAGAACCTCTGCTAAGGTACAGATTCAATTTAGTATTGCTGCCAATGATAGACCTCAAACGATTATCATACCAGAAGATTATGCCATCACTACTACTATCGATAATAAATTATACAAATTTAGTATAGAAGATAATTTAGTAGTGACCAGAAATGCTCAAGCGCAGTATATTAGTGAATCTGTATATCTATATGAAGGTAGTATAGTAAATGAATTTTTTACCGTTTCAACAGGTAAAACATTCAAATTAAATAATACTAATATTGATACTAATAGTATCAAAGTCAACGTAACAGAATCTTCTAGTGATTCTACCAATACATTTTATACGTTTGCAGAAAATCTTCAAGGTCTTAATGCCAATTCTAAAGTATACTTTTTACAGGGATATAACAGTGACCAATATGAAGTTGTGTTTGGTGATGGTGTGTTTGGCAAAGCGTTGACTAACGGTAATATAGTCAGAGTCAAATATAGATCAACAAATGGCGATGCTGGTAATAAAGCTAAAACATTTACTTCTACGACTAAAGCTCAGGGATATACAGTTACTACATCTGTTATAACACCAGCTGCTGATGGATCCGAAAGAGAAACATTGGCGTCTATTAAATTAAATGCACCTAGATTCTTCACCACACAAAATAGAGCTGTCACTAGAGAAGACTATATTAATCTTGTTCTTTCAGAATTTCCACAAGTACAAGCATGTACTGTTTATGGAGGAGAAGATGTAGACCCTCCACAATTTGGTAAGGTGATTGTTACATTGAAACCATACGGTTCCAACCCTATCCTTTCAGATACTGTTAAAGAAAGTATCACAAAGTATTTAAGAACTAAAAACATTACCACTGAACCTATTATACAGGATCCAGAATATATTTACTTAGAAGTTACCTCAGATGTACGTTATAATCCTGATGCAACAACTAAAAGTATTGGCCAACTTAAAACTGACACAATAAATCAAATTAAAACTTTTAATAATACTAATTTTACAGAATTTGGTAATGATTTTAGAAAATCACAATTAATTACTAACATCGATGAAACCAATTTATCTGTTGTTAGTAATGATACATCTATAAGAATGGTTTATAAAATTGCTCCTATAATAGCCACAAATCAATCATTTGATTTTTCATTTGGTAATCCAATATACAATTCTACTCAACAATTTAAATATCCTGATGGTTTTGTAGAATCTGTACAAAGTTCATTTTTCTCTTATGAAAAAAATGGTACGATATATTCTGCAAGGATAAGTGATGACGGTCAAGGTATACTAAGATTATATTATGTTTCATCTAATGATTCAGTAGTAGAATTGGAGGACAATATAGGTACCGTAAATTATAGTACTGGTAGAATTAAATTCACGATAAATGTATATGATTACATACAAACAATTGATATTTATGCTAAGCCATTAAGAGCCGATGTTGTCGTAAAAGAAAATAAATTCTTAGAGATTGATTTTGATAAGATATCAGTCAGCGTAACTCCTTACAGGTCATAATGTTTACTGAAATAAAAGAAATTGCGCCGTTTATAGAAAAACAATTCCCTGCATTCTATGCTGAGGAAGGTGAAAATTTTGTACAGTTTATCAAGGCTTATTATGAGTGGATGGATGCGCAAGGTTCAATCTATAAATCAAGACGACTTGGTGAATACGGAGATATTGATCAAACAATAGATCAATATCTAACACACTTTGTACAAAAATATATGTATGGTATCCCTGTAGATATTTTAGGTAATAAAAGATTTTTACAAAAACACATTTTAGAAATATATAGATCTAAAGGATCAATAGAAGGTATAAAATTACTTTTTAGATTAATTTACAATGAAAATGTAGAATTGTATTTTCCTGCTGATGATATATTAAAGACATCTGATGGTGTATGGGAACAAAAGCAATATATTGAAGTAGAAGAAAACGACTATAATCCATCATATAGAGATACCTATATTAGTGGTTCTACATCAGGAGCCGTTGCATATGTTTCTGACGTAGAGAAGTTTTATTTGCCTGATAAAGCTGTTACTATAATGCACCTTACCAACATTGTAGAAGGAGCAAGTAATCTTAAATTTCTAAATAATGAATTGATTAAAACATCCAATGTTAATATCATATATGCACCTGCTATATTAGGATCACCTTCTAGTGTTGTTGTGGATGATGGTTCTGATGAAGGTTTTGCTATAGGAGACATATTAATTTTAGATGCAGACACAACTGATAGTGAAAATGTTAAATTTAAAGTAGATAGTATCCGAGATCCAGATTCTTCAAAAGGTTTTTTATCATTTAAAATAGTAGATGGTGGTTACGGTTATACTGTTAATTCTACAGTAACAGTTGCAAGAAATTCTGCTACATTAGGTACTGGTGCTAGTTTTGTTGTAGGTTCTATATCTAACACTGTATCATTTCAATATAATACAAATTTAATATTTGCTGAAAGAAATTTATTTCTTAATGCAACAAGTTGGAGTGCAAATTTAAATTCTGGCAATACTGCTACTATTATTAATGATATTTTAGATTATGAGACTATCACAATAGGTAAAATAGAAACTATCACTAAGAAAACATCAGGTGATAGAAAGTATAATGGAACTGTCACTGTTAATGTAGTTGAGAATAAAGTAAAGGGTTACGGTTATAATTACAATGCTAATAATCAACCATGGGGTAATAATGCTACTATAACTGCTAAGTTAGCAACAGGTAATGGTATTATAAGTACTGCCAGCATATATAATTCAGGTTATGGATTCAATACAAATAATATTACTGTAGATGCTTATCTAGAAAGTAATACAGAAAAAACTGCAGCTATGACTATTATAACAGGTGCTTTAGCTATTGAAGAAGGCGCCTGGAAAGATACGAGAGGGTTTTTAAATTCGGATAAATATATACAAGATAGTGATTATTATCAAGAATATTCATACGAAGTTCAGTTTACCAAATCTTTAGATAAGTATGTAGAGATGTTAAAACAAGTCATGCACCCAACAGGTAATAGATTATTTGGAAAAGCAGTTGTTTATGAGAATAAACTTACTGGTCCAGATGTCGTAGAAGAAACAGTATTGCAAACATAATGTCAAGCATTTTTACAAAAGATTTTAAGTCTAAACTTATACAAGATTTTATAGCAGACGTTGCAAACACAAACAGTGCATCGTCTAAGTATTACGTTGCTCTTGGAAGAATTGATGAGTGGCCTGTAGAAAATTCTCCAACCACTGCCACATCTGATTTACAATCATATTCATATCAATTGTTTAATAACATGCTTGCTGGTAAGCGAGTTGCTAGTTCTGATGTTTCTTTTATGATAGAAAATTACACATGGATAGGTAATACTGTTTATGATTTTTATTCACATTTAGATGCAGATTTACAAAACAAGCAATTTTTTGTTATTACTAGTTCTAGAAGAATATATAAATGTTTGTTTAATAATTATGGTAAAACATCTACAATAGAACCTACTAGTACTTCAACTACTGGAATATACCAGACGTCAGATGGTTATGTGTGGAAATATATGGGTCAAATATCTAAGGTGACCTATGATAAATTTACAACTGTAGATTATGTGCCTGCTGTTATTGATACTGCTGTTAAAAGTGCAGCAATAAATGGTTCTTTAGATGTTATAGTAGTAAGTAATAATGGAAACAATTATGTTAATATAATTAATTCAGGTGTTATAGAAGAAGTTGTTAACACTAAGACATACAAAATAGCCAATTCAGGTTCTTCTACTGCAGCTAATTATTATAATAACTCTGCCTTTTATATTTCCGCTGGTCCAGGTATCAATCAGTTAACAACAATCAATAGTTATCAAGTCAATACATCTGGTAAATATGTTACAACTGATAATGCACTATCATCAATTACTGGCCAATCTAAATTTACTATTGCTC